GGTCTTCGTGTCCCTGCCCTGGTCGCTCGAGCTGTTCGAGCAGACCGTCGGGCGCTTGCATCGTAGCGGCCAGCGGCATGACGTGTGGGTCTACGTACTGATGACTGAGAAGTCGGTCGACGAGAAAATCTGGGCGGCGCTGCACGATAAGCGCGCCATATCTGAAATCGCAATGGAGGAGTTGAAATGATTCTTAACCAAGGAAAAGTTGCTGGTGGGTTAGTGCATGAATTGCTGGCGCTGATCCATGAATACGACGAAACGCTTTATATGGCAACCGTGATTGGATGTTTGGAGCTGGTCAAACAGCAACTGATTATGGAGAGTATGGATGACTGACCGTGAATTATTTTTAATAGCACTGGACAACGCCATCGCTTGGCAAAACCGATGTGTGGAACTTTACGAGCTGCTTGAGCTGTTTTGTATGGATGCTGAAATTGCAATGGAAAAGAACACATGACCTCACAACTCGACAGCACAGGCACAGCAGCCGTGGACCACAACTACTTCTGGCAACCGATAGCCACCTGCCCCCGCGGCGCTAAGGTGCAGTTACTTGGTGCTGGCGGCGTGGCCATGTACGGCAGCTACAGCGGCAAAGAGAAGTTTTATACCCATTGGGCACCGTTACCAAAACTTAAAAAGGAGAACACATGAAGACAGTATGGGCGACAGTACAAAGCTGGATGACGCCGCCGCCGCCAGAGCCGAAGAAAATACGCAAGCAGCGGAAGCGCGGACCAAGAGGCCCGATGAAAGCCCACGCAGAGTACACGATGGAACAGGCCATGCGTGACATCGACACAGGCGCAGCAAGGAAGAAAAAACGTGAAACGAATTGATCTATACAAACAGAAACTGAAAGCCGCGAAGGCTGAGCTACCGATGCGCAAGCGCCAGTTCAACGCAGCTGAACGACACCTACGCAAAACTTTTCGAACAATCAAACTATTGGAGCAAAAAATAAATGTCTACTTGGCGAAGCATTAACCACACCCTTAGCAGCAAGACCGAGACGGAAGTTTTGCAGATGCTGAACGATGAGCGCGCTGGGCAGAAGAGGATCACCATCCTCGAGCGCCTGCACCAACGCTACAACACCCTGCGCGTCGCACGCGAACGAATTGAACTGATGAAAGAAGCAACGAAATGAACACAAGACAACTGCAAGAAGCCATTGACAAACTAATGGCGTTCTGTATCACCAAAGATGGTGGCTACCCACAAGATCGATATCGCGAAAGCGCAAGCAAACATTTAGAAGAGCTGTTGGTTATCCAGCGTACGCGCGCTGCCATGGCTACAACCCCACGCATCACCCTACAGGACATCAAATGAAAGACTACTTCAAGACCCCCACGCCAGAAGAGCTGGCGGCCAAGGAGCTGGACGAGGCCAAGCGCGAACTGTTGCGTGCGCTGTCTGGCCAAGACTACGCCAACCGCATCGTGCAGTACCACGAAGACCGCATCAAGCGCCTGACGGAGTACCTGCATGGATGACCTGCTCAACATTGGCCTCATATGCCTGATGTTGGGCGTAGGCGTGGGCCTCACTATTGCTGTTTTATTTGCTTACGTCACTGCGCTGGCGTTTTTGGAGGATCATTTTGATTAACGCATTTCACAAAGATTACATGAAGACACATGAGCCGGACTTCATGAAGTCATTCCGCACGCATGAGGCCAACCGCAAGGCAGCTGAGACGCTGGCCAAGCACGTGACCAACAAACGCAAGATCAACCCCACGTACGGCTACGTCCATGGCGTCAGCAAGATACCGTTGGAGATGCGCGAGTTCCACGTCTACAGCAGAGCAGGTGCCAAATGATCGACTGCCAAACTGTTGAGAAGGCCATCCACAAGCAAGTGGCAGGCACACACTACAAAGACATGCCGATCCAGCCAGTGGAATACATCCACGCAAACGCGCTGGGTTACTTTGAAGGCAACGTCATCAAGTACATCAGCCGCTGGCGCAAGAAGGGCGGCGTGGCCGACCTTGAGAAAGCCAAGCACTACGTCGAACTTTTAATTGAATTGGAGAAAAAGAATGCCCGAATTTAAGACATGGTCCCGTGAAAACTTAGACCAGTTTGCCTATGAAGCGTACATGAAGCTGCAGGAGCAGGAAGACCTGATCCAGCAGCTCCACTGTGACCTCAAGGACGCCATTGAGGCGTACCGCGTGCTTATGCGGCGTGATACTCAGCCTCAGTGAGGATACCAGGCTTGTACTTGTTCTCGGGCCTGTAGATCGTCAGCTTCTGCTGGCGCATCTCAGGCGCAAACGAGATGTGCATCCAGCGTCCGTATTCGTGGATCATCTGGTCAAACTTGATGCCGAGCTCTTCGACCTTGTGGCACAGCTGGATGGGTGTCAAGGTTGATGAGCTGACGTCGATAGCAAAGCCGTCCATGTGCGACGACACCTTGCTGCCACCGACCGCGACGTTGACGTCAGGCAGGCGCAACCAAGAGTTGATACGTAGCGGGCCCGTAGCCTCACGCAGTGACTCCAGACAGGCAGCAGCGTGCTTCATGTTGGCCAACTGCAGTTCGCTTGGTTGGTTGGAGATGCCCATGCGGACGGCTGTCTCGCTGTAAGTAGCTTCTTCAAGGGTGAAATGAGTTGAAAGGTTCATTTTGTAAACTTGTTGTAAAGGTCAATGCAAGAATTTAGTTCGATGATGGCTTGGTCACCGTCGGCTGTGATGGCGATAAGGTCGTCAGCAGTCTTTGGGTCAAGTTCGGCTCGCGCTTCTGGATCTCCGCCGGCAACGGTGGCAGAGCAACTGGCACGGATTGACAGGCGCTGAGCGCCAGAAGCGACATCAGCACGCAGCTGGTTAATTTTCTGTTGGGCATCTAGTTTGTCCTTGTGGAGTTGATCCGCAGCTTTGGCTATCTCGACAGCGCGTTCGGCCTCGATGCGTGCGATCTCTGCTTGCTGCTCAAGATAGGCTTGGTGGCGTCCTGCTGTGAAGACGCCACCAAGTATCAGAACGGCCAGAACAATGGTGTTAAGGTTTGGCATCTGGTTTGGCTGTGAAGGATGAAATACCCAAGATAGCCGCAAAGGACAAATGCATCAAGCCACCGTTGACTAGCGTCAATGGCGACCATTCGCGGAACGCGTCGTTCGCTGCCTGCGTTTCCCAAAACTGCACGATCGTGTACATGATGGGGAACACAATGAAATCGAAGACGCAAATCGCGCCGTAAATCTTCCCCATCATTCGCTGAAATGCGTTCTTATCTGCTTCCGTCATCTTTCTTCTCCTTAAATTTCTCGCGCTCCTCCCGTAGTAGCACGATTGCTTTATCCACTTCCCGCTTGTTGCGCAGGAGTTGTGAATCCAACGTCATGAAGCGCAGCAACAGGAAGCACAGCACGACAGACAAAATAAAAATCACGATGCACAGGAACACAATTATTGCATTGTCTTCGTGTTTAGCCATACGACACCCATCAAGACCCAAAAGTACCACACCAGCATGACGGACCAGAACCACACCATGTTGCGGTCTATCTGGTCACTGCGGCGTTGCGCTGCCTTAGCTTGCGCGGCTGCACGCTCACGTTGCTGGCGCATCTTGCGGGCTGCTTGGCCAGCTTTGACCTTATCCTGCATCTCTTTGAATTGCGTCCAGATGGGGCCAATCTGCCACGGGGCGTTGGTCGTCATGAGGGTCATCAAAGCAGGATAAGCAGCGTCGACTTCGACTTGCAACTGCGTCAGCTCTAGCACTTCTTTTTGGTCAATGACGTCCTTTCCGAAAACTTCAGCGTAACGCTTCTCTGTGAATGTTTTTAAGGTGTGGTAGCTGTCGAACCACTCGCCGACGTGCCCGATGAACTGCTGGACGACTTCGTCTTGGCTCGGGATGTGGTCGACGTAGACTTCTTTGGCTTCTTTGGTGGGGACGGGCTGGGCGACAGGGCTTCCGCTAGGTTTAGCAGGCGCTCCCAGTAGACTTTTGACCCAGCCCCAAAGTCCTGTGACTTCGGCGTAGATTTTCTTGGCGTCAGCGACGCCGCCTTCGACGGTCTTTTTGGCTTTTTGGATTTCGACCGTGCCTTCTCGGAGGCAGTCGCAACAGTACTGGATGCCAGAATATGCTGCATGCATTGCTTGAAGCGCGAGCATAATTTCTGGCCCCACATTACAGGCCGATCAACTTTTTGAAGAACTCGGCCGCAACACCGCAGCGAGCAACACCGCAGCGAGCACCGCCCAGATGTAGTACTCGATCTTGGTCATGCGCTTCTCACCGTTGCTGAGGCTGTCGGTGATGGTCTGGTAGCGTTGCGCGCACACCGCTTCGTGCGTCTGCAACTTGGCTTCGGTAACTGAAATCATGTCGCTCATCGGGCCATTCCGTTTAGTTCTATGCGGTAGCGCAGCTTGTTCTGGTCTGCAGGTGCTTGCGCTGCCGCGGTAGTCGCAGGCTGAGCCAATTGGTTGATGATCTTGTTTGTCGGGCCTTTGCCAGCTTGGCGCGCCATAGCTTTTTCAATGGCGTCCGCAGCAAGTGCAGGGCTTGACAATTCACGCGCCAACTCCAGCGCCACCTTGTCGTCCATTTGACCGGACAAACGCTTGACGACGTTGTTGAAAATCGTGATGGGCGTACTAAGTAAATGAGGGAAAGGTAAACCGCTTTGCGACGCCGCTTCAGTAGCGGAGCCTTGGCCTGTTGGGCCAGCTGGGCGGCCGGCCTTGGCCAGACGCTCATATTCAGCCTGACGAGCCAAGTCGTCACGCACTGAGTTTACGGCCTGCAATTGGCGCTCGTTCATGCCTTTAGTCAAGTCAGTGATGCGCTTCTCAATAGCCAGAGCGTTAGACCCTGGCGGCAGAGGAGGCGCCAACTTGTTACCGCTGGCGTCAGCCATTTCGCGAATCTTGGCCAGACGAGTGGCGTCTTTGCCGACCACGTCAAAACGCTGCGACAAGTTCATGCCGGCGTCATCCATGATGGCGATTGGGTTCTTGTAGTCCTTCATGAATTGCGCGTGCTTGGCTGGATTAACTTCGCCGGTCACTGCGTTGGTCACTTTTTGACGATACAAGTCTTCGATGCCAGTGCGAGCGGCCTTCATGGCGTCGGCGTTCTTTCCGAACATTTCAACAAACTGACCTGCTTCGCGTTCGCCCTTGGGCTGGAAGAACTTGGTGATGACGTCGTCTGCGTTCAGCTTGGGCTCGTTCAAAGATGTCTGCTTGAACAAGTTGGCGTTGATGCCGGTCTTAAAGCGAGGCACAAACTCAGTACGATACAAGTTGACCGCGTCAGCGTACGCTGCCTTGGCGGTGTCGGGCAGAGCTTGGCTCTTACCTATGGCGTCATCAATGGCGTCGTGCAGCTGGTGCAAGTTGCGCAGCGTTGAGTTGGCCGTAGGCACGGCAGAAGTCTTGGCTGCAGCAATGTCAGCGTTGATGGCCTTACGAACATCGTCAAGTTGCTGTAAGGTTGCCTCTGGAGGCAGTGTAACTTCTTCTGATGTCTTGATCAGCTTAGAAGACAGCTTGCCCTTGCCAACCGGCACATCTGGTGCTGGTTTTGGCTTGAAGGACAAGAGCTTGCGAACTGTCTCAGGCGCTGTTTCAGACGCGAAATCGGACAACTTACGGCCAAGAATAGACTCGGCTTGATTGACCACACCGCTGACGTCGATCTTGGAGTCGCCGGCCTCTGTGAAGGCTTTTTGATACGCAGGCTCAATTACGCCTTTCTTGACGGCGTCGCGTTCCGCTTTGGCCGTGCCAAGCAAAGTCTCGCCAATCTCGCGGGGGCTGACTTCAGCGCCCAAACCATTGTCGATCTTGGCCTTGACGCGGTCAATGACACGTTGGAATCGTTCACCGACGCGGCCTTCTTGAGCCAAACGAGCTTCGTTGGTTTGAGCGGCTTGATTGGCGTAGCTTGTAGCAGCGCCTGGCACTTCTTTGAGCTTTTCTTGCAGCGCGGAGAAACGTGTGCTACCAACGGGCGCAGCTACTTCACCAGCCGTGGGGGCTGAGCCTGGCACGATTACGGCGTCTTTGGCGCGCAGCGCATTGACAATTTCTTTGCTTTTACCTTCGACGGCATCCAGCAAGGTGTTGCCCTTGATGTCCATCAGTCGGTTAACGGCAGCAGCGCCTTTGGTTACCAAAGGCGCAACGATTGTTGGCACCACAGCGCCAATAGCAGCGCCTGCCTCGGTAGCGTTGGGGTCAACCAAACCAGCAGATGCGCCGCCAGTGATTGCACCACCTGCAGCCTTAGTGGCCAAGTTGGGGGCTTGAAAGCCACCAGTTTCAATAGCTGTAGCGACAGGCGTCAGGAAGCGTGCCAGCGAGGGCGCCATCTGGGCGGCCTTCTTGATGGGTGCAGCGATAGCGCCGCCCACGGGCAACGTACCAATGACTTCACCAGTCATCTCACCCGCACCTGTGGCAAACGGCTGCTTCTTTCTGATGTCGGCGATGGCTTGTTGTTCGGCCAACTTGCGCTGTTCAGCATCAAGCTGCAATGCTTTACCTGCGCGTTCGGCGCCGGCCTTTTCTAAACCCATACCAACCAGACGTTGACCACCAAACATGACGTCGCCAATACCTTTGGAGATGCCTTGCGACAAGCCAGCCAACGGTTCGCCGACAGACTCAAAGAAGCCAGCAGCGCCTGTCAGCGGTGCTTGGCCCTTAGGTTGTGCTGGCGCTGCTGCGGGGGCTGGCGCGTCATCAGTCAGCCATTGGTCACCCACCAAGTAGGCTTTGATGCCTTCCTTGTTGGTGGCGGACTGCATAACGGGTTGCCACTGGTCACCGACCAGTACAACGCGTTCGCCTGTTTTAGGATTTGTTGCGGTTTGCAAGCCCATGATCTACCTTTAGTCTGGAACAAAGCCTTCAGGAGGCGCGACGCCGGCTGGCGTAGCGGTGTTACCCGACGCCATGTCCGAAGTAATGAACTGACCTTGACGTTTCTGCATCAAACGAATGATCTCGTTTGCAGCTGCCTTACGCTTCTCGCGTGGCAAGTTGGCGTTCGCCAAGTTACCGGCTGCTTCTTTGTACGACGCGGTGTCTTTGTCAGACTGTGGACCTTCAAAGCGCGGCACTGTCTTGAGGACGATGTCAGCAATAGGCTGCAAGCGACCAATGGCGATGTCACCTTCTGTGGCTTTACCAAAGAAACCAGCGCCAGCATCAATGAGTCGGCCTGCGCCGCTCCCAGTGGACTGGTCGATGAGGCCGCCTTCTTTGACGGCGTCAGTCAATTCACTCAGGACAAGTTTACGATCGGCGTCCAAAGTCTTCTTTTGCGCTTCAGTCTTGGCGTATGTAGCGCTTTGCTTGCCGGCGCCTTTCACAGTGCTGACAACTTCGCCAAACTTGTTGAAGTTTGTGACGGTACCGTCTTCACCAACAACTTGTTTAGCCACGACGTTTTTATTTTCTGCGTTGGCAATACGGTCACGCTCGCGTTTTTCTGTCGCCGCCTCACCAGGAGTCATCGTTTTAGTGACTTGAGAGCCTTGAACCACTTGAGCAGGGCCCCCACCAAACTTAGGCGTAGCAATGACGCGCGTACCACCGCCAAAATCTTGCGACGTAAACTGTTGCTCAAGGCGGTCTTTGGCGGTCAAAAGACCGCGCGCGGTTTTGATCTGCCATGCAGGGATGTCGCGTGGATCTTGGGGGACCGACGCAGCTAGGCGTTCGGCGGTAGCAAGATCTAGCTCTTTAGAGTCTACTTTGCTCTTCAAACTACCAAGAATTTGATCGTGCGTGTCAAAGTTGATGATGTCGCTGATGCTGCGCTCGTACTTATTCTTCTTGTTTTCGTATTCCAGCTTGTCAACTTCACCGCCAAGTTTGCGTGTCTCCATAAGAGACTTTTCAACTGCGGGCAGTTTAGACCCCAAGTTGGCGCCAGCTACGTTTTGACGCAGTTTGTTAGCGTCAATTTGTCCTGTAGCAGGGTCCATTGACGAAGCATAAGCGCGGTTCAACGCGTCTTCTTGTTCAATAGCGCGGTTTGCCAGCTCGTTTTGACGCTGATATGCTTGAATTTGTTGTGCTTGCGCAAACTGGTTCAGTGGGTTCTGAACCTCAATTGGCTTAATGCCAAGCGCGATGGATGGGTCGAGTGCCATGTCTATTCCTTAACCTTGCATTGGGCCAACAAACGCGTTAGAGCCTGGTGTGAATTGGCCATAGTTTGTGCCGTATCGGTTGGTGTTCAGCGCGTTCATTAAATTGTTGCCTTGGTTGTAGTTCAAGTAAGAACTGACGCCTTGGTTGAACGCGTTGGCTTGGCCAACTTGACCAGCCGCAGCCGCAGCAGCGCCGCTAGTCATCAAGTTTCCGACGTTGGCAGCGTTTGACGCGCCCGCTTGGCCTAACTGATTTGCGGTTGTCTGGCCAACACCGGCCAATGACTGCAACGGTTGCAGCTTAGCCGCACGTTCAGTCTGATAGCGGTTGAATGCGTTGGTGTACTCTTGCGAGCCCATGTCTTGGCCGTAACGCGTTGCTGCCTTAAGGGCGCCACCTGAGATCAAACCGCCGCGTGCTGCAGCACTACGATCCAACGCTTTCTGGCCTTCCGACAAACGGAACGCGTACCCTGGGTCAGCGTTAAACTGATCCATACCAAAAGGTGTGTAGTCGACAGCACCTTCTAGCTTACCTAGCGCGCGTTCGCCAGCCTTAAGCCAAGGCATTTGGTCTTCGCGTGTCTGCTGAAATTGCTCGTTTTGAAGAGCGGCGGCGTCGCGTGCTGCGCCAACTTGTTTATCGGCGGCCTTACTTGCTTGATTAGAACTGTAAAGTGACGTTGCTACGATTGCTGTTGCTACACCAGACATGGCGGCTCCTTTTGCTTAAACTCGATACCTGATAGCGACAGTGCTTGACGGTAGTCGATTGTAATTTCAGTTCCAATACTTCCGCCCTTACAGCCTTCAATATCTGTGACCGCTACCAAATCAATATCGCCGTTAGGCAATAAACGCATTTGGGCGTTGTGGAAAATAGAGTGGTTGGTGAATCGGCCAGCCTGCGTGCGCTTGCCGTCGATTCTAGCAGGGCACACCACGTCGCCGGCCTTAATATCGGCGGTGGCGAACAAGCCTTTACCTTCTATTGGCGAAATGTCGACGCGAGTGATGGGGTTCTCAACCCACATTTGGTCGTCTTCATTTTCGGATTGTTGGCGCGCTTGTGAGTGCGCAATACCGCACTCTTCCAGCAGCAGCATGTAGTCGTTACGATCCGCCGCGCGGGCCACGCTCTCAAGCGCAAAACGAGATGCTTGGTCATCGTGCCACTGTTCGCTTTTCTCGATAAAGAAGTCTTCAACGGCGCTGGCGTCTTTTAAGTCAGTAGCGTAGACGTTTTGCCAGACCATGTCTTCCATGACGTAGCCGATCTTACGGCCTGCTTTGCCCGTAAAGATCATAGGGGCGGTCAGAATCTGCGTAGTGCCATCATCTTTGGCGATCAGCACTTTGCCACGGATCATGATGTTGAGCTGGTCAAACTTTTGGCGGTGGCCAATAGCGATGGCGCCAGCGGGCATAAACACTTCACGAATGCAGATGCCAGGCCCAAAATGATGAACAACAGGGCAGTCAACTTGTGGATGCGACAATAGCTCACGCTCAGCAGACTCGACGTCGCTGAGGGTGGCTAACGCTTGCTGCACAAGCTGAAGGTCCATTAGGTTACCTCACGACCGCTGACGCGGATGTTGATTGCACTTGCGGTTCCAGCGATTGTACTGATGAAGTCACCCACACTCAACACTTGACCAACTAATTCTGGAAAAGTATAGACCTCGGAAGGCTGCAACGTCTTGGTCTTGGTGATCAAGTTGGTGTTGCCCGCCGAGCCCGCAGTCGTCACCAAGTTTACGCTGATAGTGGCGGCAGACGCGCTGATGTTTGTTGCGGTGAACTTGTCGATAATGGCGGTCACGCCAGCAGCGGTGTACTGGGTAGTTTGCGAGTTCTCAGCGTATTTTGCTGGTAATAGGACTTTGACGGTCACTGTCATGGTTTACTCCAAAAGTAGGACGTTGTTAGGGGTGTATTGTGTCATTACCCAGTTTGATCCGTCAGACACAAGAGTACAAGTTTCGCCGGCAACAGCGGCAAGAATTGCCGTCCCAGCAGCGCCGCCCACCAAGGGCACCACGTTTGATGACGCCGAGATCAAAGTCTGGGCTTGATAGTTTTGAAAGCGCAAGACACGGCCAGTGTATGATGCCGCAGCAGGCAACGTTGCAGTGCAAGACGAACCTGACTTGTTGTTGATAATCCACACGTCAGTAGCCGCAACAGTGAAGTTGGCGGTATACGTCACAGGTGCAACAAGTGTCTGATATGGCAGCGCGGGGATGTCAGCAGCTACCAAAGCCCTGAATGTCGGCAAGGTCGCAGCGCCCGTTGTTGGGCCGGCCAGCACGTAGTTGGCGGTCTTGACGGCGTAAGGGTTTTGCGTGTCGCCGTAGGCAGCCGCGAGACTGATGTCTGGCGCGGTGCCTTCAGACGACACAACAGGCTCCGTAGCCGTCACTGCAGTCACTGTCCCCAGTGAGGGGGCGGGCGACGAGTTCAGCGCGTCGACCTGCTTTTGAAGCTCAGTTATCTGCGAAATCAAGCCAGAAGAAGTATCTTGTGTGCCGACCTCCTGAGCCAATGTCTGCAGAGCGGCGTCATACGTCGCAATCAACGTGTCAGCGTTTGGCCCTACATCTGAGTTTTCTACGGCCACCACAGTATTGTTCAACGACAAAAAGAACAAATACCACGCGCGGTCAATCTGACCTGTGCGAGGGTCCACCAACGGTACCCGTGGAGGTGTGATGGGCGTATTAAGCATTCGTGCCGCTTACGACGAGTTCAGCGCCCATGATGGTGATCTTCACTGGGTCAGTGCCAGATATTTCATAGACGCGGTCACGCAGCTTTAACGTCATGCCCAACCGACGCCAAAACGTGCGGTGGCCATAAGCGCCAATCTTGCCAATGGGCGACCAATGCTCGTTTGAATATGTGTGGCCGCCATCATCCGACCAGCGCAACATAATTTGCGGGTCTGAGCCTTGGCCAGTGTTTAAGCCAACGCCTGTTTCGCAATCAAGTTGAAGGCTGTGTTGTGCTGTGCGTTTCAAGTTGTTTGTGCCAGTAGGCAGCGCACGCCATGAACGCAACCACTTTTGAATCTCTCCGTTATCAGAAAAATCGTCCAAGTCAAAGGCGTAGATGTTGCCGTTCTCAAAATCACCTACGATGACTTCATTATTGAACGCCATTTGGCAGTTGCTGCGGTGGCGCGTGAACGCACCGTTGACCCAGCCTGCACGCTCGTGCCAAACACCAGCCGCAACGTCGAACACCCATGTGGTGTCGGCTGTTGGAAAAATCAGCACGTAGAACGTGTGGCCGTCTTGCTGGTATGAGTAGCCAATAGCGTCTGACAAGTCGCTGTATTGCTGAATTTGCCATTCAACAGCGTGCGTCGACACGCGCTTACCGGTGTAGCCTTCAGCGCGGTAGACGATACCTTGGCCACGGCGGTCGCGCCCCAGCCAGAAAATGCTGTTGTCGAGTTTGGCGACCGAGTAAGGCGCAGCGCAGCCCAGTTCGTTGAACGCGCCTTGAATGCGTTGCAAGGGGAAATCAGTTGCGCCCGAGTCGTACCAGACTTCAATTGAGTTGGTGCCAAAGGCCCAAATCTCACGGAAGTTGGACTCTACGGCGATCAGGCCGTCAGGTGAGCCTTCGGTGCTGGCGAACTCTAACGGGTCGATGGAAGTGCCATTCAGCAGTGCGGTCACCCACAGCTTTTGGCTGTTGGGTTCGTTAAATACGAAGTAGCCGTCCAAATACGCCACGGTGACGGCACCTGGGAAATCAGGGTCAGTGATCTGCGCAAACGCGGTGGTTGTTGCGTTGTAGATATAGCTGGGGCCGTTGCAGGCGATAAACAATTGCGTGCCGTTGTCAGCCATGCTGACAGGGCCTGTACCAGATACGTCGCCGATTTTGGTGGCTGTGTAGCTGTTGTCTAGCTTATACAACTCAGTGCCGGACACTACATAGCTTGTGCCGTCCTGCGCAGAGAACGCCCACAAGCCACGGATAGGTCCAGAACCTACAGTGGCTTTTCTGTTCAGCCCAGGCGCGCGGTTAAGAAACGCTGGTTCTTTGCCGCCCTCGGGAATGACCTCTGGGAACAAGTTCACCATGCGAGCGTCCGCAGCGTTGGTACTGCGGGCGACGTAGGTCGAACCGAGGATTGGCGTCTTCATCAGTAGTTACCAGCGTAGATGTTGAAGCGTTGACGGTTAGCCACCAAAGCGTATGGGAGGGCCATCACGTCATCTGGGTTGTTGATGCGCTTTAGGTCGCGCTTGCTGGTCATAGCGATGCGCATGACCTGCGGACTTGGCTCAACGCCAAACTCAGGTGCTATTTCCATCGCTAAGTTGTAGGTGAACGCACGCAGGTAACCTGGTGGGAAGTACAAATCCGTGGCCAAAGTCGCTGGGTTGTCCAACTCTTGAACCGATACAAAGTGCCACTCTAAGTCTTGCGTAGGGCGGGGGTATATGTAAATCTCAGCATCGGGATACGTCATGTTGACGAAAATCACTTGCGGGTATGTAGACGTAACGGTCTTGACCGCAATGCCGTTGTACTGCTGCTGATTGATAAACTTGATGCCGTACGATACACCATTAGGTGCTTTGAAGTACGTGGCGTCGTCAAACAGTACTGGGCGCAAGCCCACAAAGTCGCCTGACGGGCCTAGCGTGCGTTTGAGCTCACCAGATGGCCAAGTAAAGATTTGGTCTTGGGTAGAGAAGACTGACAGGCGCTCGATGTTCCACGACTCAATCATTTGATTGAGCGCCATCAAGGCGTCTTGGGACATGGAGGCAGACGGCGTCTCACCTTCGGCGAGGATGCCGAGCAACCTGAAAGCCCGATTGATCTGATCGCCAGCGGTGTACGTGGTCATGTTTAAACCTCTTCGGTAGTCACTTTACGACGGCGCTTAACTTCCAGCACGTTCACGGGAGCCGCTTCAGGTTCCGAAGGCGTGTCAGGATTATAGCGAGTCCAGCCGTTCTTTTCATCAGCTTCGGCTTCAATATCCATCGTCGCCACTTTAGCGCCGTGGATGGGGTGTGTAAGATAGATGACCATTATTTAAGAACGGGCCCGAAGGCCCGTTTGGTTTAGCCGATGAGCCAAGCAGAGCCGTTACAGAAGACTGGAACGACATAAGAACCACCAGCAGCAACAGAGGCGCCAATACCAGCGGTATAGGCAGCGTTCGAGTCGCTAACGGCAGTACGTGTGCCAGCCAAAGCTGTAGACGCAGCAGGCAAAGTGCCCACGGTGTACAGTTTGTACTGGATAGTGTCAACAGCGGGGTCAGCGTATGCTACGCCAACAGCTTTAGTATTCGCCATGATATTTCCTTTAAAAATGGGGCCCGAAGGCCCCATTCAGGTTTAGGCCAAGCGGTACAAAGACCAAGCGCCGTCGCCAGTCTTACGAGCGCGGAAAGCACCAGTAGTACCAGCAGTAGCAGCAACAGTAGCCAAGCCGACAACAGTCCAGCCTGTACCAGCGGTCATGGTGATGACGCCAGTAGAAGAGCCGTTCACGTTACAAACGCTGAAGTCGAACGAGCTGTTGTTTTTGGCGCTTGACACAACTGCTTCCAAATCAGCCACGGTGGGCAGAGTGTAAGCAGATGCGGTAGTACCAGGAGAACCGAGGATGATGCCGTTGGTCACTTGGGCAACTGTCAAAGTTGCGCCAGTAGTGGCTGTAGCAGGAGCGGCTTGAACGCCAAGAGTAACTTCAGAGAGGTTGCCGTCACCAACTTGGTAACCGCCTGCGCCGTTAGGGAGTGCCATGATAGATTTCCTTAAAAAAAGATAAAACGAAGAAAGGGGCCGAAGCCCCGTTTCAAATTAGCCCCACAGACGAACGCCCATTTGTGGACGGATCGTGCTGTAGCCATAGAGAACGTCGATACGGCAAGGCATACGATCGTTGTTGATGTCGTACTGACGAACAACGCGCAAGCTGATACCGTTGTGCACAGCGCGGCTGGCCATGTCGACGCCTTGAGGCAACAACAAGTCGGCAGTAGCGAATGTGATCGCATCTTTGTGGTACACCAAGTTTTGAGCGTACTGAGTAGATGCAGCGCCAACGAACACAACAGCTTTGCCAGTAGCAGGCAATGTGTTCACGGTAGCCAAAGCGTTGCTGGCTGAGTAGATAGGAGCAACAGTCACGGTAGCAGTTGTAGTGGTTGTCGAAGAAGACAAGGCCACGAACTGGAACAATGAACCGGTAGACTCACGTGTCTGTGGGTTCACGGCGTAGCAATCGGCGATAGTGAACACGTCACCAGCAGCGATCAACTCACCAGAGCCAACAGTCAATGTGAGGGTAGTTGCGCCTTCAGAAGTCACAGCAGCACCAGTAGTGTTGCCAGTAGCAGCACGTGTACCAGTTGTGAACTGCTTGATAGACTGAGACATGTTGATTTCTTCAAAGCCCAACACGCCAGTGCCCATCATGCCGTTCTTGAATTGCTTGCTGATAGTGTCTGTTGGGTTGAACAGACCTTTCATGCCTTCAACCAAGCCAGCGTTAGCAGCAGGGTTCACGGTAGCGTAACGTGGAGACATCACAGCAGCGTTTTCGTTCAGCTTTTGTTGGGCTTGCAACAAGACCAAAGAAGTTGAAGGAGTAGTGCCGGGAGTACCAACAGAGTTACCGATGGTTTTGTAAGCGTTAGCCACGTCAGCGTCGATAGACGATGCCAATTGGCTGATACGAGGCTTCAACACGCGCTCTGCGAAGTCGTCCAATTGCATGGTCAATTCAGCAGATGTGAAGTTGACACCGATGTGCTTTTGGTTGTTCACGGTCAAAGTTGTGTACTGTTCGTTGTCGTCTTGCACTTGCAAGGCGGCGCCGTCAGTCACCAGAGCGCGGTCGGGCAAACGGATACGCAATGTAGAACCGATTTTGGCGCCTTCAACAGCGAAGCTGTCGTCGTACTGGCGGTTCACGTTACGGGTGAGCACAAGGTTGTTCTCGAGAATCTCGAGACTCTTGCGGGTGATCATGTCGATCGTTAAGATGCTGTTTGACATTTCAAAAGTCCTTTAAAAAATTAGCGGATTTGCGCTTGCTGTTTCTTGATCTGTCGTGCACGTTCAGCTTCAATCCACTGCGAAGTTGTCATGCTCTTGATAGAGCGTGGGTCCGTAGTGTCAAGTGCTGGCGCTCCAGTGGAGCGTGCGGAGACAGGCGAGATCGGCGCAGGCGCAGATGTGGTACGTTTTACGGGAGGCTCAGCTGCCAGTTTGGCTTCGATTTTCCCGATTTCTTTCGCTTGGCTGAGGGGCGTCATGCGTGAGATGCGTTCCGCGTCCTTGGGATTGGAACCGAGGTAGTAAGCTAACTCAGGGCCAATGTCCGAAGACTGGATCGTTTCTGCCATCACGTTTGTGATTGGTAGCTTGGGGTTGTAGGCGACTTGTTCAAAGTCATCGTACTTGTCCCGCGCTTGCTCTTCACGCTCTTGATAGCTTTCGAGTACGGCAGATTGCTGCTTGGCTGCTTCACGCTTGGCGATCAGTTCTTCGGCTCTCTGGTAGGCCAGTGCTTCCGCATAGGCTTCAGGGCTTTCAAATTGATCAGCTGAAGTAGCTGATGGAGCTTTCACGATTTGCGTTTCCGCAGCTCGCTGTTGCTGTTCTCGTTCCCACTTACGTTGCTCTCTTGCGAGGCGTTTGCCGATAGCAGCGTCAAGTTCCTCTTGCGAGAATGTCTTGGCAGGCTGGGTTTCAGCGACTTCCGGCGCAGTTTCAATCGCTTCAGGAGTGGCCGTCACTTCTGGCGCAGGCGCGGAGTCAACTTCCGCTAAGGTTTGGACTTCTTCAGTCATTTATGAATCCTTGGATTCCCCAGTGAACCTCGCTGGTACGGTTTTGTTTATCTTACAACAGATTACGTTGATTTTGCAACTTATGCCCAAGGCAATCCGTCAACGGTGGCCGATTCATCCGACAACACGGATTCAATATCTTCCACCATGTCACTACGAAAAGATGTCAATGTGTCTTTCAACCATTGAATTACCATCTGCTCTGTAACTTGTTCAAAGGGTACAAAATTCTCACCGATGTTCTCAACATTGACGCAAGCGGCGCTTACCCAAGGTTTTTTACCCAAAGCCTTGCGCACCTCATAGTCAACTTTAAAAACCACATTGGTTTGACCTTGGTGTTCTGGCAAACACTCGACTTTGGTTACTGACCAAATTGCGCTCATGGTGCTACTCCAATAAAACCGTATATTGTGTACTGATCACTGCCGCCTACTGCCACCAGTGGTGTGGCGTATGTCCCACTTCGGTTATAAGCACCCAGACATCCACCAGCAGCGGCTGCACCAAATGCAGCATTCCAATAGGCCTGTGGAGTGTTGGTTCCACCATCACCTTGGGTTTTGACCATTTTTATGTCGTAATTGAGCCCGTTATTGGCATCAAGTTGAAAATTGCCGGCTTTGGACAACCCTGTAACGTCGAGGCTTGTACCAGTGGCAGCACCGATGTTTGGTGTTGTCAGCGTTGGGGATGTGGCGAGTACGTTGTTGCCTGTGCCTGTGTTGGCCACGCTTACCACGTTCTTGCTGGCGTCCAGCGCCAGTGCGGTCGAGGCTGTTAACGCAGACACAAGTAAGTTGGCACAACTCACATTTCGGCCAGCAGTCAAATCAGACACGGCAACTTTGACCGTTGCGCCAGCTTGAACAATAGGTAAAACTTCTGTGCCAGCAAGCGGGGTGGACGCTGCCGTTAGTGCGGAAATCTTTTTATCTGCCATAGTGATTCCTTTAAAAACTCAATTAGCAATTCTCAGCGCCAGAAAACTCTGGCAATGTCTTGAGGTACTCATATGCCTGAGTAATGAAGTTTGACGAACTGGGTTCAATCGATACAGGGACTTGATACTGTTTGAACAAGTTTTTGTCCTCACTCGTAAAACTTACAATTGCGCTGATTTCATTCTTTGTCCCGTTAACAGACACAACTTTAATGTAAGCAGGAAACGATACAGATCGTGTTCCTTCTTCAATGTTGCCCATTGCTGTCTGAACAACAACTTTGCCTTCAAGAGTGATGATTTTTCGCAATGCCATGATGATTCCTTTTGATTAATAGCTTGGATACCATTTCACGCCGTCGTAGTGCAACGTCATGGCTTGGCCGACAACAGCAGTTGATGCTTTACCAATATTGCCAGCGGTCGTCAAAGTAAATGCGCCGTCTGGAATGATTGTCACGCTGCCACGGAATGAGGTCAATGAAGGCTCAATTGTGTTAATAGCCGTTGTACCTGAAACATGAAAAATCTGCCCCCCGTTTTGAACAGAAATACTTGCAGCAGACGCAATTGCTGTTGTTGTAGCAGACGTAGTGTTTTGCAACGTAATGTTCAACACAATTGCACCAGCGCCGTCTCTGTTTATCAGATTGGTGTTTACAAAACGCACGATGGCGTTAGAGACTTGACCAGCACCAACCAAGGGGTCGTCGCTTGCAATTCTGTATGGGTCCCAATTACCAATTGAGCAATTTACAAAGTTAAAAATAACAGGCAATGTTGAGTTGCCTTGAATCATGCTGCTGCCCGAATAAGTCCAGACGTTATCTGCTCGGTATGGTCCGCAATTGTCTAACGTGACCATCACATCACCGCCGTCGCCCGCTGATCCATCAATGACAAAGACATTGGTAGAGTCTGACGCCATGTAAAAGTTGCTATTGTCTTTTAGCGTGATCGGGCCTTTGACAAGAAAGTTAGCGCAAGCAATTTCAATTGTTGTGCCGACCAAGTAAAGGTTTCGGCCTTCAATACCGTAGCCAAGCTGTGTTGACGTTTTTAAGGCTTCACCACCTAAGACAACAACTGTACCAACTAGGTTGGTAATTGATCGCGCTGCGGTTTGCCAAGTGGTTGCGTTGTAACCTGGCTGCAATGACCACTCGTAAGGATTGCAATCTAAGATTGGCGAAACAAGTGTCACCCATCCATTTGACTGGTTGCCTACAAAAGTCTGCTGTGCTCCACGGCATTTGAAACCATAAACGGAATTTTCAGATTGTGCAGCGTCTACTGATGGTGTTCCAATCTCTTGACCGAATAAAAGACCAACAAGGCAATAAGATACGGTCATGCCGTACACGTTAATGAATTGTGCTGGCGCGGCGCTGCTTTCGCTATACCATCGAATAGCACATGCGTAGTTTTTAAAATCTGCGTTGACGTTGACGTTGTACAGGTTTAATTGTCTACCCGAGATGGCCAAAACATATTGAGCACCTGTTGTGTTAAACGATCGTGTTCCAACAAGACCGTAACCGTTAAAGTCAATCGTTTGACCAACGGAACTGATGTTTACGGCATCAACGGAATAGCTTTTTGAAAACTTGATTGGTTTACCGCTGTCAAAAGCAGCTTGCACTTTGATTTGATCTGTTGCACCTTCAAAATCTTCAACATCCCAAAAATCGCGCATTTTGTCTTGCGCTGATCGTGCGATAACACCAGTACCGCTTTGAATAAATCCGATCCAGTCAGACCCGTCACTATCCGCAAGATCTTGAACTGTTCCGACTTGGTCTTTAAAGCCCGTAAATGAAACATTTGATGCGGTTTGTGAGTTTATGCCTGATACGTTGTCGTAAGTTGCAATCAAAACATCATTGCTGTTTTTGATCACAAATTTGTAGGAAACTGCATTTGTTAACCAAATTTCCCCACTTGGTACACGGCCTGCCGAATCTAAGATGATGGGGTTGGTATGTGCAGTACCACCACTTGACGTCGTATATGTAGCGGCAGGTGTAGTTGTTCCAGCAAGGTATGTAAACAGCTTTCCACCTGACAAGATGACGCCGTTGTTGTCGAAAAATTGAGCCGCTACGCCGCCCACAGGTGATAAAGATACGGCCATTTAGGTCACTCCAAAAGAATTAAACCGCCGTCTTCTTGGACGAGGTTGTCACCAGATTCGGTAAGAAGGTTACCCACCGAAGCACCGTTGTCGCGAGTGCCCGAAAATAAAGTCGCAATGCCGCCAAGCCCTATGGCGACTGCGCTACGCATGGCGACACCGAAACTCATTGCTTGTTAATCGGTTTGCAATAGATAGAACCACCGTCAGCTACCTGAATGGCGCTTACGCGCCAAGGAGCACCTGAACCTGGGGTCACGTAGAACGGAATTGGTGTGTACGCAGGAATCGGCGTGCTGGCGGTAGTCGCCACAGCACCTACACCAACCTCAACATAGCAGGGCGTGGTTGACCAAACAACAACACCTTCTGGGCCTGGGTTCCAGTCGGACGTATTACCTGCTGTACCAGTGTACGCAACAGTGCGGCCTGGAAAGTCAGTTTTAGATAGCGGATTTAAGAGTTCCATGTGTGCTCCTTGTGGCTATTGTACTCAATAGCCCGTTGCATTTTTGATCAAAATTAACTGAACCACTGACGAACATGAATTGTTCGCAGCGTTCCCCATTCCTTCACCAGCGATGGTTGTTTTTTCCAGTATGCGAATCGGAACACCCACTGGGAGAATCAAAATACCGTTGTTCATTTGTGCAACAGTCGTGGATCGCTTGATACCATCTGCGTTTGTCATTGTCAATCTTGCCCACACTGCATCCGAACCAGCGGTCTGAGCGGTAACAAATCGCGCAGATACTATATAACCAGTGTAGTTGGCAGGAATAGTATAAGCGTGAGTTTGACGATTGTTGAACCCTGCTGGGATCATGTCATAAATCGTCGCAGGTACACCTGCTGTCACAACGCCGTTACCCACATAAATATTGCCAGCGTTTGCAAGCAAACCGTCTGCGGTGGTCACACTCAAACCATTGATTCGCAAAAATGAATTAGTTGTGAGAACAGTAGTTTGACCATTCATTGTTACCACTTCACTGATCTCGTTCCAAGACGCATCAAGTCCTGTGATCGTGATTGTGCGAGCACCAGTGCCAGCAGCGGTATCGTTGGCGCTAGACGAACTAACTTTCATTTGTTCAGCGCTTGTCGGGTAAACAATCACACCACCCGAAGGGATCAAACTCTCCCAAGTGGTGTCAATATCGGTGTTGTAACCACTGAAAGTTACAGCACTGTGACCCTGAACTTGCCCACGAGAAACTTGAAGATCAAATGCTTCATTTTTACCGTACTGGGTCTGCGAAACAAAGGGTGTAATCATGCTAGAAATCTCAATTTGTAGATCGTGGACAGATACAGGCCAACGATTTCGTCGATGATGTTCTGAATCGGGGTGTCTGTCTTTTCACACAGATCGTAGCGGCCTTTCTCGATGTCAGCAAGCTGATCTTGCATAAACTCGATGATATTGGTCGTTTTCTTGGCTGCTGGGATGGCGATTGGGCCGATCAAGCCGTGGCGGCCTTGGTAGGCTTCCGCAAACTTGTCAGCCAGCTCGACCACATCTTCATAGAAGTGGCCAAGAGCCTTGTGCTTGGAATAGCTGCGGGTGTTCAGGTGCACTGAATGAGCCACATTGCGACTCAAAAACAGCTGCCCTACAAATTGTGCGGCGTTCATTGCGGCATCTCCATAGGTTGCATAGGCTGTGGTTCTTCAGGCATCCCCTCCATACCCACGTCCATTTGCTGTTCTGGCATCTCGCCAATCTGGTGGTTTGACTCAATCGCAGCAGCCACCACGCCCATAGCGATGTCTTGGATCTGCTGTTCGTTCATGCCAGCCTGTGTGGCCGTGATCCGCTGTGTCTCAGCTTGGTAAGCCTTGATCTCAGCTTCGTAATCTTTGCGGCGCTGCTCTTGCACTTCGATAGATTTACCCACGTTTTTGATCATTTCGTGCATGTTTTCCATCTCAGCGCCCATCGCCTCGATCTGCTGTTCAGCAGCTTGCAGCTCTGGTGACTTGTCGCCAGACTCAAGGATCTTTGGATCGATGGTCTTCTTGAATCGCTGGCTCATCTCCTGAGCCCCTGGCCAGTCCATATTCTTGACGAACAGGTCACCGGCCACTTGCCACAGTTGTGGGTTGCCCTGTAACAGTTGAGCCATAGCTTCCAGTGCCTCTTGGCGCTTGGTTGCGTAGCCTGGGCCAGTGGTAGCCACCACGTCGTACTTGCCGACGCCTGGGTTGTAGATTTTCTCGATGACGATGCCTTGCTCATCAACAATCTTGTTGACTGGCTGCTCTTGCTCAGGGTTGATCTTGGCCATCTTAGTCTCGCCATCTTCACCGATGACGCGAGCGATGCGCTGTGTGTCGTAAATCTTGGGGATCAGGTCGATCAGCTGACGGGCAATGTGACGCACGCCGCGGGCCAAGTTGTCACCATAGTGGTAAGTGCCGACATCACCCTCGCGCTGGCGCGCAAGAATAGCTTTACCAGAGCGTTCGTTCGAGCCCATGCCCAAACTAGCGTTGTACTGACCAGTCGTCGCCTTGATGTCCTCAGCAGCGCCCGATTTGGCTTGCAGGAGTCCGCTGGACGCCATTGGCGGCTGCGCGCGTTGTGGTAGTGGCAAGACTGCACCTTGACCGTCTGTGACGTCAGGATTGACCTCCAGATAAGGCCAATTGTTGGTGTTAGCTGTCTTCCACTTGTCTTCATAACCTTCAAACTGACCGCCGTAGCCAATGAACGGTGCCTTGGGTGCCAGTGCCAGCATCTCAGCTTCTTGGCTGACCCAGTAGTTGTACATGCGCTGGGCATCCTTGGCATTACGCACAAGGCCAGACACGTACAGACGACCGTCAACTTCAAACTCGTTGCCGACGATGCGAACCACAGGGATCCATTTGCCCGCCCACTCGCGCTCTTCAAGAATCTCGTAGCCGTTGATCTTGCAGTACTTAACCTTGGGACGCTCAGACACACGGCTGCGCTTAGGTTTGCCGTACATAGCTCGCAGCTCTTTGTCCTCGGGCGTGCCTTCGAAAGCCGTGGCATTGCCTGGGTACAGGTTCAGAGTTGCTTTGTCGTAGTCAATGTAATAGTAGTCAGCGATGCGAACCGTGTCTTCGTTTAGCCAGTTGCTGATTGACTGGTCACCCACGCCCAACGACTGCAGTGTTGAGATGGGTGCTGCGTCTGGGTACATGCGCTCGTACTCCGCCTTAGTCACGTCTTCCGTGATAAAGCAGTACTTGGCATCAGCGCCAGTTGGGTCTTGCATCAGCGGGTCCATGTAGACCGAGAAGCTGTTGCGAATGCGGCCAATTTTGATGTCTTGGTCAAAAGTGTTGTCGTCGCAGTACTCAGTCAGAATACGGATGTATCCCTCCCCGTATGCCACTTGGTTCTCGCAAGCCGTATCATAAGCGACGTCCGCATCAGAGATGTACTCGATGTGGCGGATCATGCCGTTGAAGATTTCAGCCACTTCCACGTCGGCGTTGTCATCCACGGGGATGACCTTGGCACCTGGGCGGTTCTGACGCTGGTCGTTCGTCACTTGACGCACGTGCTGTGGCAGCTTGTTGATCGTCAGTGTCGGGCGAGCGTTGATCGTTTGTCCCTGCACCGCACCGCGAGTAGCAAGCACGTCGGCTGGCCACTGCCAGTGGTTGTCAGGTGAGCCTGCGTAGAAGCGCAGGTCGTCGATCTCGTCCTCACGGGACTCCATCAGCGCCGACACAGCCATGTCGAGGCGGGCGCGGGCGACGGTCAGGACGTCGGAGTCAGATTTCAGTGGTTTGCCGCCAGCAGCTACGTTAGCTGCTGCGACCATGCCGGTTGGATCAGCCATTCATGACTCCTAATACGTGGGGTTCACGCATGACTACGTAGTCCTTGCGTTGGTATGAAAATTCTTGGCCAACACCAAAATACAGATGATCGCCAACTTTGAGCTCTTTGCAGTCAGGACCAGCTGCGATAACGATGCCAGTTTCCTGTTTTTCACTCGACAGGAGCTCTAAGAACGCATGTTTTTCAACATCACGCTCGATAATCAGGCAGTTTTGCAGAGCTTTCAGTGTCATGACCCCATCCAACCAGTTGCGACCATTCCGCGATCGGAGACGATGCGGCGTTTGGGCTCAGTATACTCCCTGTGAGCCACAGGGAACGCAAAAGTCACG